TGAATTGAACACAAAAAACTCCTCTCTTTGTTGAACAGAAAGGTACATTTCAAGTGAAAATTTAACACTAAAGATTGCATGTCCTGGAAAGACAAATACCCTATCGTGAATCATGGTTGCTGGTGTAAGAATAGAAACCCCAGACTCAAAAACTACTCTAAACAACTTAGTATTGTTAGCAACTTTCGTTGCCAAGTTTAAGAAATTGCCAGAATAACTCTGAGCTTTGGGTAGGTTGGTCGCCTTAATAACTTGACGACCCTTGTAACCTATGGAACGTTTCTTATTCCAAATTTTTTTCCACTTTTTCATATGGGGATTAGATGATTGACCAAAAATTGTTGCTTGAAAATCCAAGCCAAAAGTATAGCACAGGAGAGCTATTGCCGCTGAAATGGCAATGGCTACTAATCCTATGGAAGCTAAACTAAGGGCTGTAATTCCTAAATAATAATTTCGTTTTGCGAAAAATGACGCATCTAATCTTGCGCAAGTTGCTGATGAAACGAAGTCTGGGAAAACCTCCTTACACGCTGTCTTGAGCTCTTCTAATTCAACCTTGTCTTTAGGCACCGTCCAGTAATCAAAATAGTACTTAATTTTTCCATCTTTATGGATTTTTTGGAATACTCGCTTTTGATAACAAAGCTTAAACAGATTTGGCTGTGCTGCTGCGTTTAATGTATAATATTGCTCGTCTTCCATCTTGGAAACTGAAAGACAATCAAAGCCATATTTCTGCGGTTCAGGGGGTACGTTTCCACTTCCCCAAAGATCTAGGAGGGGGGCTGACTCTCCTTGACCCATGAACTTTAAGCCATATTCATTTATAAGCACTTGCACTACCGCATCAAACTTTCCTTGGAAGAGAAAATCTTGATACACAGGTGGAACAAAATAGAGCATTTCTGATCCATTTTTATGTCGCAATGTTTGAACTAAATAAGCTTGGTATTGGGACCCGCCTTGATCCGTTATTGGAGAACCGTTGTTCTGCCATAACCACTCTCGAAATTTTTTGGTAATTCCTGATGTATAACCTTTAAGTAAATACTTGTAAGGTACCTTGTATCGGCCGTGCCATGATATCAAAGTTTGAGAGAAATCAGGTAAATAATCAAATATTCCTTGAGCTTTAGCTTTTGGCTTATGAACTAAAAGTTCATCTTCTGGTTTATCTGGAGTTTCAGGATCTCCATCCTCATTGAGTGAGGCTTTTACTTTTAACACACTATCACCCGAAGGTTTGTGTGTATGGTCAATAACTGCAGGATCAAACACTCTAACTTCGCCAAATTTGGCGTCGTTATAAGCTTTGCGCTCATCCAAAATACAGATGAGTCCTGAAAAATCGACATTCTTGGATATTACGTGGTGTTCAAGATCACCATTAATGAAGTAGTCCACCTCAAACCTGTAATTCTCATTGAGAGTTTTCAGATTTAATTGGACAGTGCCATCTTCACTAGATTCAAAG